AAACAACAGGGTGTACATCCAGCATCCGTTCTACACGGTGACCGTGATGGACAAAGACCCTGACAGCAAGATCAAAGCGGCCGTAAGTGTGTTGCCAAAATGCACCTACGACCGCTCTTTTGTTTCGGACGGATTATACCACACCGTTTTTACGATCTACATCTAAGGAGGAACTATATGTCCAGACTGATTTGGGACGCTGTCGGCGAAAAGTTTTATGAGATGGGCACCAAGATGGGTGTCCTGTATCCCATGAACAACACCGGCGCTTACGACAAGGGCGTGGCCTGGAATGGCCTGACCGCCGTGACCGAGAGCCCCTCCGGCGCTGAGGAGACCAAGCTCTACGCCGATGACATCAAGTATGCTTCTCTGCGCTCTGCCGAGGAGTACGGCTACACCATCGAAGCCTACACCTACCCCACCGAGTGGGAGCCCTGCGACGGTTCCGCACAGGTTGCAACGGGTGTTTCCATCGGCCAGCAGAAGCGCCAGGGCTTTGGCTTCAGCTGGGTGACCACCGTGGGCAACGACGTTGACGACGAGGTGGGCCAGAAGATCCACATTGCGTGGAACAGCACCGCTTCCCCCAGCGAGAAGAGCTACGCCACCATCAACGACAATCCTGATGCCATCACCTTCAGCTGGGAGTGCACCACCTCCCCCGTGAGCGTGACCGGTCACCGCCCCACCAGCCACATGGAGATCGACTGCTCCAAGCTGAAGCCTGCCACCGTGAAGGCCATTCAGGACAAGCTCTGGGGCACCGATGCTGCCGAGGCAACCCTGCCCACCCCCGACGAGCTGATCAAGCTGATCACCGACAGCGAGGCTCAGGTGTAAGGGACGGATTAAACCTCTCAGTCAGCTTCGCTGACAGCTCCCCTAGTAGGGGAGCCCTTGGCAGTACGGGCAAGTTTTGTGAGCAGACCCCTGGTAGGGGAGCCAAGAATCAATGAACACAATAAAGGAGAAGAAAAATGCTGAAAAAGACGATGACCACCGTGGACTTTGGCGGTACTGAGCGGACGGAAGACTACTACTTCAATCTGACCCGTGCCGAGATCATGGAGATGGAGCTGACCACCGAGGGCGGCCTTGTGCAGATGATCAACCGCATCACTGCCGCCCAGAGCCAGCTGGAGCTTGCCAAGCTGTTCAAGCAGATCATCTGCAAGAGCTACGGTGTGCTGAGCCCGGATGGCCGGAAGTTCATCAAGAACGATGCGGTGCTGGCGGACTTTATGTCCACCCAGGCCTACAGCGACCTGTACTACAAGCTGGCCTCCAACGGCGAGGCGGCGGCCGCATTCTTTGAGGGTATCCTGCCGGAGGACATGAAGGCAGAGACCCGGAAGGCCGCCCCTGTGAGTACCCAGCCCGGCCTGATGGTGGCAACCGCAAGCGCCGTGGAGGCCCTGCCGGCTGAAACGAAGGGCTGAGGCCTGTTTAGAAGAACATTCAAAATGGAGCGTGCTCTGAGAAGGGCACCTCAATGAACACATACCAGGGAGAGAAAGCAAATGATGACGCTTACGATACCGGGACAACAGCGGTGGAACGAAAAGACAGAGGAATTTGTCTACACGCCTGCCGTGATCCTGAAGCTGGAACATTCACTGCTCTCCCTGGCTCATTGGGAAAGCAACTGGAACATCCCGTTCCTGAGCAATCTGGACAAGCTGACCGTGGAGCAGTGGCTGGACTACATCCGCTGCATGACGGTGACCAAGGGGGTAGACCCCGAAGTGTACGCCAGACTGACCCGGGAACAGTACCGTTCCATTAACGAATATATGGAAGCTCCCATGACCGCAACATGGTTCAGCGGGGAGCCGAGACCAAACGAACGAAAGACCGCAGGAAAGCCCCGGCCAAAGCGCCCGCCCCGGAAAAGCAGGACCGAGACCACGGCCGAGGTGCTGTACTGCCAGATGTTCAGCTTTGGCATTCCGAAAGAGTGCGAGAAGTGGCATCTGAACCGATTATTGACCCTGATCCGGGTCTGCCAGGAGAGCCGGGCACCGGCGAAGAAGATGAGCAAGGGCGACCGGATGGCCCAGCAGCGGATGCTGAACGAGCAGAGAAAGGCCCGGCTGAAGACGAGAGGGTAAGATGCCGAAGGTGATCGTATTTCGCCAGAAGGGCGACTGGAAGAAGAGCCGGAGATTTTTGAAGCGATGCTCGAACCTGAACCTGGATGAGCTGCTTGACCGATACGGACAGGAGGGCGTGGAGACCCTTGCAAAGGCGACCCCGAAAGACACGGGAAAGACGGCGGCAAGCTGGAGCTACACGGTGACCAAGGGAAAAGAGAGCATCACCATTACATGGAGAAACTCCAATATCGTGGACGGTGTGCCCATTGCGGTGATCCTGCAATACGGACACGGCACACGGAACGGAGGATACGTAGAGGGCGTGGATTATATCAACCCTGCGATGCGGCCGATTTTTGAGCGGATCGCAGCACGGGCATGGGGCGAGGTGAGGACAGAATGAGCCAGGAAGTAGACAGCCGCGTTGTTGAAATGCGGTTTGACAACGCAAATTTTGAGAAAAATACCAAACAGACCATCTCGACCATTGACCGGCTGATGGAAAAGCTCCAGTTCAAGGGAGCGGAAAAGGGCTTTGAGAAGCTGGACGCAGCCGCGGAGAACGTGGACTTTGCCACCATGCAGACGAGCCTTGACCGGCTGGAATCCAAGTTCTCGAGCCTGAACATCGTGGCCACCACGGCACTGGTGAACATCACCAACAAATTTGTGGACGCGGGTGAGAAGCTGGTCAAGAGCCTGTCCATCGATCAGGTGGCCAGCGGCTGGGACAAGTACACCGAAAAGACCTCCAACGTTCAGACCATCATGAACGCCACGGGTAAGAGCATCGATCAGGTGAACGGTTACCTGAACAAGCTGATGTGGTACTCCGACGAGACCAGCTACAGCTTCAGCGAGATGACCAGCGCTCTTTCCCAGATGACGGCTGCGGGCGGCAACATCGACAAGATGATCCCCATGATCATGGGCATTGCCAACGCCACCGCAGACGCGGGCAAGACGGGCTTTGCGTTCCAGAGCACCATCCGGAACCTGACCCAGAGCTACAGCGCCGGACATTTGCAGCTTCAGGACTGGAAGAGCCTGAACCTGATGGGTACGGCCACCAAGGCCCTGAAGCAGGAGCTCATTGACACAGCAGTGGAGCTGGGTGTCATCAAAGAAGGCGAAGTGACCATCGCCAGCTTTGAGTCGAGCCTGCAGAAGAAGTGGGCCAACACTGAGGTCATGGAAAAGACCTTCGCAAAGTATGCTTCCATGATGGAGGCGGCCTATGAGCTGACCCAGAAGAACCCGGGCATGACCAGCTCGGAGGCGCTGGAACAGCTGAAAGGACAGTACGGAGAGCTGGCAGAACGCGCCGCTCTCGCCGCCCAGCAGGCCACCAGCTTCGCACAGGCCATCGACTCAACGAAAGACGCTGTCAGTTCAAAATGGATGGGCGTGTTCGAGACGATCTTTGGCAACAAGGAAGAGGCCACCGACACATGGACGGAGCTGGCGAACCGGCTGTACGACATTTTTGTGCCGTCCATTGATGCGCTGAACGAACGGCTGAAAGACGGACTGAACAGCGGATGGGCACAGCTTCAGGGCAGACTGGGGGATCAGGCGGATGCCTACAGCTACACCCTCCAGCAGGTGGCCCTTGCAAGCGGCGCTGTGACCGAGGACCAGATCACCGAAGCGGGCAGTTTTACCAAGGCATTGCAGCAGAACGGCGTGAGTGCCCAGCTGCTGAAGGCAAGCCTTGACGAGGCACAGGCAAGCGCCGAAAAGCTGCTGACCCTGAGCGACAAGGAGATGGCCGCAAAGGGCTATGACCGGGAGACCATCCAGCGGGATGCAGAAGCCTTTGCGAAGCTGAACGCTGAGATTCAAAATGGAACCCTGGACCTGGACGAGTACGCCCAGAAGATCGGCGAGCTTTCCGGCAGAGAGCATCTGGTGCAGAGCTTCTGGAATATCATGGATGCCATTGGCAAAGTGGTGGCCCCTGTGAAGGAGGCGTTCAGTGAGATCTTTCCGCCCGCAGACGGGGAGCGCATTTACAGCTTTGCCGAACGGCTCGACCTGATGACCCAGAAGCTCATCATCACCGACCAGACCGCAGAGAAGATCAAGATGACCTTCAAGGGCCTGTTCACGGTGCTGAAAGGCGTTACCACGATCCTGAGCAAGA